GTCAATACCTTGAGGCTAGGATTTCTACTGTCAGACTTCCTTACCCGTTTCGAGTCGGTCGGCAACCAGCTTGGCGTACCCAGCGATGTCGATCCACGAGTCGGCGTAGTTCGGATCGCCGTTGACGATGCGGCCGATCTTGTGGCAGATCATGTCCAGAGCTTCCTGCTGGTCGGGGTCCAGCTTCTTCTCGCGTAGGAACAGCGCAGCGGAGATGAACTTCTTCAGGCCGATGGTGACCTCGGCATGACCCCTGAACGGACCGTAGCGGTTGCCCCGCTCAGCCAGCGTAGCGTCAACGTCAGTAGCTGTAGGGGTAACTTTGTTATCCAACTCCTTCACAGACTTGTCGGAAGTCGCGGTGTACATGACCACCCAATCGCCCTTCTCGCCTTCCTCGATGGCCGTGTTGACAGCTTCTCGCTTCATGTGCGAGCGTAGCGTGTACACGTAGGCCACGGATGTACCGAACTTATCGGCGACCTCTCGGGCGGAGGCGTTGGGGAACTTAGCCAGATAGCGGCGGATTTTCTTTGCGTTGCTCATTTCATTCTCCTTGTGAAAGTTGGGGTTGGGTCTGCTGAAGTTGTTGGTCCACGTAAGCCGTCAGCACCTCGCGCATACGTTCTTGCTTGTTCGGAGCCTGATTAAAGTACTCCATCACATACTTGGGTACCCGGATGCTCGTGCAGAACAAGGCGGGCTTCTTGCCCGGGCCTCGCCCCTTGCGCTTGGGCACGGGTTTGAGTTCTTCGATTCCAGTTGTCATAGCAGTGCTATCTCCTCTTCAGGTTGGGGTTGGGTTTGCTTACTCTTTTGGCGGTGAATCTTTTCCAGCAGCTTTGCGTCTACGCGGTCGAACGGCCACCACGTCCCGGCTTGGACGCGGGCAGTTATCTGGGACTTCGACAACGCACCAGATGGCACGGTACTGCCCTCGGTACGGCCCTTCCCAGCGGTCGATGTAGGCGTCTGGCATTGCGGTGAGCGTGTTGCGCAGGGATGTGACTCCGTATCCGAGGATGGCCCTAAGCTGAGGGATCGAGAGCCCTTCCGAGCTTTCGCGCAACTGGGCTCGGACTTTCTTGTGGTTGCTAACGGGCATGTCTCGTTCACTTCTTTGTCCTAGTCATTCGGATAGTCCAGCAGTTGGCGCACTCCCACCTGCCGGGGCTGAGTTCTACGCCGCCTTCTGGCGGTCGGCTTTCGTTGCAGTGGCTGCACTGCTTGAACTTGTGCGCGGGTTGCTTGGGAACATTGTTAGGTAGCTTGATGTGGTGTCGCACAAAACTCACGGCATAAGCCCTGCGAATACGTTGTTAGGTGTCAGCGCACGGCGATGCCCGCTGATGATTGCGTTGATGTGCGATCGTGTTACTCCATACGTCAGAGCGAGAGCGCCCCTGTCCTCCTGAGAGTTACGGATTTCTTTGACTGCCTCATGGCTTAGCTTGCGCCGCTTGCTTCCGTTAGACACAGCCAACCGAGAGGCGGTGCGTTTCTGGAACTGCTGCTCGCCAGAGACCTTCACAAGCAGATCGCCACGCGAGAGCAAGACCAGATGCGCAGGGTTCACGCACATGGGGTTACGGCAGGAGGTAGTAGCCACAAGACCCGTCACCTCCTTACCCGCGTTCTTAGCCAAGGCTCGCATCACGCTCATAGACCTACGGTTGTAGTTAATCATCGGAGTCGTGCTCTGATGCTGCTTGGCACCCCGCCACTCCCAGCACTCGCCGACTTCGACAGAGCGGGACTTGATCCGCTCAACCAATTTCTTCATACTTCTTATCTCCTTGGGGGTCGATGAAGCGGATCGGAGCGTCTGTCTCTACCCTGATTTTTCCGCCAAGCTCGTGGTGTCTGTCTGGGCTGTAGACCATGTTGCACGGACCGTCGATGGCAACACGATAGCCAAACTGCTGGTGTCCATTTTGCTCAACTAGCACTACCGGAAGCATCGGATCGTTGGAGTTGTTTTCGTAGATATATTTGTTATGCACTAGCCCCTTTCTGCTTACGTATATCAACGACGCCCCCTGCGCAGGTTCTCCACTATCGTGACATACAACCGCGTTGTCGGTGCGCAACTGCACGATCGGGAAATTTACGACCTTGAGGTTTAGCTGGAACGAGAGGACAGATTTCCCCGGAACATAGATGTACTTCCTAGCAGACCCTAGGATGGCGTTATCCTCCGTAGTGATGGAGAACACGAATCCGTTCCGCGACTTGTAGTTGCCTGCAACACCGAGGTACTTCAGCCCAGCGGGGACGACTCTCATTTGCATACTCCCAGCGCCCCGGTCACCATCTGCATCGAGACGAAGATGCCCCCAACGGTGGCTACCGCTACGACAAAAAGAGAGAAGACCTTCTCGGTGAACTTAGGCTTGTCGCTCATTTCATTCCTCCACACTATAGGCATCGCGCTTGCGGGCTTCTCCAGTCCCACGCACGAAAGAGTTCCACCAATACACGCCGCTCTTGCGTTGCTTGAAGTGCCCTCGCACATAGTGCGCGGCAGTGCCGACGTGGTTTGTAACTTCTCCAGTCGATGACACGGTCTCCAGCGCGGACAAGTGCATGATCGTGTACGCAGAGGCAGACAACTGCTTGCGCTTCTTAGCCCCTAGCCCCGGTTGGTTGGGCCTACGCGCATCCACCCGTGCCCGAGCCATACCCGAGCGACAAGTAAGCAGCATGCTGCAAGCGAACATCAAGAGAGGAACCTCTATCCCTGCCTCTCGCATATGTGTTTGCGCTTCTGGCGTAAGCATAGCGTCCGCAAAATCTTTCGGCGACACCTTCGACACTACTGACCCCAAGAGCATCGAGGTGTTCGGCAGAACACCCATATCTATAGCCCCTCGCCCATCTTTGTTAGGGCTGAGCGCCATCGTTGCCACGGTGTTTTGCTTTAGCTCTTTCACTCCGTACGTAAAAGAGAAGATGCTGCTTTGGATTCTCCCGTCGGCGAATTCCCAATACGGTGTGCAGGTGAACGCATGGGGTTCTTTCACTTCACGCACGTAGGCACCTACGCGGGTCAGCGGAAAAGTTCCGTTAACTCCGTTCTCCCGTAGCTTCACGATCTCGGGTGACAGCGCGTACTCAATCGCTGTGTGTTCATACGGCATGTGCAGATCGTCTATCGAAGGAAACTTGAACGACTTGGAACGGACAAGGTTCTCGGCAGCAAGCGCGACTTCGGGGGACAACACAAAAATTTGAGTCTTCTTCTTAGGGGCAACGTCCTCAAAATCTAGCTTGAGTCCGTGCTCCATGTAGCTCTCTCGATCCCAGAACTTGTCGATGAGCGTCTTCATTTCACTCTCCTAACATTGTTAACCCAAGCAGGCTGCTTCTCAACGATCACGGGCGGGGTCATCTTCTCGCTGGGGGGAGTCCAGCCGTACTTGCGCCACGTGGCCTGCACATCAGAGCCACTCGTCCAGTTGAACTTGGGATGCCCCACGGGGACCCACGGCATCGTCTTCTTCATTCGTCTTCTCCTTGGCTAACTTTGTTAGTGTCGAGTTCTTCGCTCAGCACAACTACAAACACATCGTCGGACACTCGGCAACCGGAACCTTCTACGAAGTGTTCTTTCTCTACCAGCTTGAGCATGCCGAGACCACCTCGCAATTGAGGCGGGAGCGTATTATCGTCGTAGAGTTGGACATTGTCACCTACCCTCACGATGTATTGATCCATGTCGCGGACTACAAGTGCAGAGTGTTTAGTACCCAACTTAGAACGAATATTCCCAAGCACCATCATCTCTGCCAGCGTAGCGTCAGCTTTCTGCTTAGATTGCATGATGCGATCGCTCTGATGCGCTGGCATGGTTTCTTGTACATACTTAAGAAACGCGTCAAGGCCCGGGCCCATCACGTATTCTTTCGCCGCACGCTCTACCACACCGAGCGCATCGTTGTGCATATTGGAGTGCCTGCTCTGCGCCCGAGATACATAGTTCTCTGCCTGCACAGCCGCTTGGTCGATTCGCTCCTTCACCGACTTGCGCCCGAACATGCGCTTGGTAATCGCCTTCTTCGAATCGTCAGTCGTGTAACCACGCCCGCGCTCTCGCCCAGCCATGATGCGGTTGTTGTGCACTAGGATTTTGTAGTCCCGACCCACGTATTCAGTGTCGATGTATCCGAGGTATTCGCCGTCCTCTTCAACAGCGAACTTCGACGCCACAAACCTGTACACCCCGTTCTCATCGACTCCCTGTGCGCTTATCTGGTGGGCGACAAACTTCCACGTCGGCTTAAGGATTGCAAGCTCCTTGATGACGGGGTCGATCTGCCTGTTCACACGCACATCCGTCTTGTGTCCATCTACCGTGGGTTTCAGTACGCGCTTCTGGGCGTCTTCCGACAGCACCACGTTCTTCAGTCCATACAAACTCATATTCGCTCCTTACCACTCAAACTTCTTCAGGATCGCATCGACCTTGGACTTCACTTCCTGTCGTGCGGTTGCGTGTTCTTTCATGCTGTCAAGGTCTGCCCCTAACATAGTTAGCTCAAGCTGCCGCCGAGCCTCCTCCAGCTTCGGGTCGTTGGTGACGTTGAGCTTGGTCAGCAATGAGCACAACTCCAGCGGGTTGCTGATGAGCGTGTCGTGGTACCGCTTCTTGGTGTCG